GAAAAGGCGAGACTGTGATGGGTGAGTTAGATCATCCTGAAGAGTTGCAAATAAATTTAGACCGAGTAAGTCATATCATTACAGATTTGTATTGTGAAGACGCAAACGGTTTAGGCAAACTTAAAATTATAGAAACACCTATGGGAAACATTGCGAGAGCATTGTTAAAGGCAGGAGCAAAACTTGGTGTGAGCAGTAGAGGAAGTGGAAACGTTAATGACAGTGGTCAAGTTTCTGATTTCGATATTGTAACAGTGGACATTGTGGCACAACCGAGTGCCCCAGATGCCTACCCAAAGACTATATATGAGAGTTTATTTAACATGCAGGGCGGCGCACAGATGTTTGACACCGCTTCAGCATTAACACATGATAAAAGTGCAGAAAAACACTTGATGAAAGCAATCACTGGTTTCATCAATGATTTAAAAATATAAGTAGGAGACTACTATGGCAGTGAATTTTACAGAACTACTTGAGAATGCAGAGCTAACGGAAGACGTTAAATCCGCTCTTCAAGAAGCATGGGAAAGTAAAGTTTCTGAAGCAAGAGAAGAGCTTACAGCAGAACTTAGAGAAGAGTTTGCACAGCGATATGATCATGACAAAAGTCAGATTGTAGAAGCAGTTGACAATTTCATCTCTGAAAAAGTTGAAGCAGAAATTTCTCAAATTGCAGAAGAAAAACAATCCCTTGCAAACGACAGGGTAAAATACACGAAAGCAATTGGTGAACATGCTAAAGTTTTAGACAGATTTGTAACTGAAATGGTTGCTAAAGAAGTTAAAGAACTAAGAGCAGATAGAACCAGAACAAGTGAACATGTAACAAAATTAGATAATTTTGTAACTGAGCAGTTGGCTGGTGAACTATCAGAATTCCACGAAGACAAAAAAGGACTTGTGGAACAGAAAGTTAAAATGGTTAAAGAAGGCAAGAAGCAACTAGCAGAAGCCAAAATTGATTTCATTAAGAAAGCGGCAAACAAGGTCGAAGGCGTTGTTAATTCCGTAATTACTAATGAAGTTAAATCTTTCCGTGATGACATCACTAATGCACGTGAAAACGACTTTGGTCGTAGAATTTTTGAAGCATTTGCGAACGAATATGGTACTAGTTACTTAAACGAAGCAAAAGAGATCAAGAAAATACAAAAACAAATTATCGAAATGGAAACAAAACTTAATGAATCAACGCAAGTAATTGCTGAGAAAGAAGATGCAGTTAAATTAACTGAATCTAAGTTAAGGATTGCAGAAGACAAAATGAACCGCAAGGATACATTAAACAGTCTTATGGCACCACTAGGTAAAGAGAAGAAAGAATTGATGTCAGATTTACTTGAAAGTGTAAAAACAGACAAACTGGAAGAGTCCTTTAATAAGTACTTACCTTCAGTATTGGATGGAGAAGCACCAAGAGTTAAGAAGACATTGTCAGAATCCGTTGTCAGTGAGCACACTGGCGATAAGGCAGTTGTTATAAAAGCAGATGCCGATGACATAGCGGATAATATAGTAGAAATTGATATGATCCGCAAATTGGCCGGACTTTCAAAATAATTAGGAGTTATTAAAATGGCAAACTTATTTGAAAGCAACTGGTCTGCAACTAAAGACGCTTATTAGAAGGGCTTTCTGGAAACAGAAAATCTTCTTTAGATGTTGTCCTCGAAAATACAAAGAGACATTTGTCCGAGGCCGCAACAGCAGGTGCCACAGGTGCAGGTTCAGTAGCGACATTAAACAAGGTTATGTTACCACTAATTAGAAGGGTTATGCCTTCTGTTATTGCTAACGAGCTAGTAGGTGTACAACCTATGACTGGTCCAGTAGGGCAAATCCATACACTAAGAGTCAGATATTCTGAAACTGGTGGTGGAGCAACAGCAGGTGACGAGGCTTTAAGTCCGTTTAAACTTGCTAGTACTTATGCAGGTTCACCTGACGCTACAGCGGCGGCAGAGGGAAATGCAGGTAGAAAAATGAGCATTCAGATCTTAAAAGAAACTGTTGAAGCGAAAACCAGAAGGTTATCAGCAAGATGGACTTTTGAGGCGGCTCAAGATGCAGAATCTATGCACGGCGTTGACGTTGAAGCAGAAATTATGCAGGC